CAAGGTATTTTGAAACGTCGGGTCAAACATCATTCTGGCGTCGTGGTAATTTGTAAAAAATCCGTTTTCCGATAACACCGCTGGCATATCTGTCTGGGTTAAAACGTAAAACCTTTCCTCTTTGTCATGGTCGCCGTCTAATAAGTCGCTTCTGAATATCCATTTTGGAAAAGCCTCTTTGACTTCTTTGTAAAGAAACTCAGCGTAAATATCCGACCTTGTTTGCCCGACTGAGGTAAAGACTTCCCAGCCCCGCGCTTCTTTACTTGCCGCCGCGTTTCCGTGAATGCTCAGGTACAACGAAGCTTCAAACGTCTTTGCCGCAAAGTTAGCCTTTGCAACCCTTTTGCCAAGGGACACGTCGGTAACAGGGTCGTAAACTTTTATAGTTGAAAAGCCCCAGTCATTGAGATACTGCCCAATTAACTCAGTAACGGCACGATTGAACACGCCCTCAAAGAACCAGCCATAGGAATGAAAAACGCCGTTGTTGTGCTGAGAACATTTTGAAGGGTATGTCGTGTAACCCTCAGGCAGTTTCTTTTTTGGTTCAACGCCGCCATGTCCCGCGTCGAGGAATACACAAAATTTATTTGCTTTCATATTTTTATATTTTTAAGGGCGACGCAAATCAATGCATCGCCCTGATAGTCGCATAAGGTAGCGTTACTCTGCTGCGCCTATATCTTACAAACGAAATCCGATAAGGGCAAATGCTGCCGATATCAATCCTAACTTTGCTGGTAACTTTACTTCTATTTCCTTCCCAGCACATTCTTGGCTTGTCTCCTTAATCTTGTCCCAAATGATTTGAGCAAGTTGGATATATTCGCGCCAAGTAAATTTAACCTTATTGCCCTCAAGATGAACATTGATTTCCGAAGCAAGCTCCGCAAAGTTCATTGAGTAACAAGCCACGTCACCCATTGGTGACTTTATCCCATCTGCATTTTTCAATGCCTCTTTTAAATTAGTCTGCATGATTATTTGTTTTTAACGTCTAAAAAATCTAATTATTATTGTTCCAAGATTTACTCCTGTTATCCGCTTAACATTCTCCGCCACGCTGAATAATTCTGTTCCAGCGATGACTGAGCTCACAAGGTAAACGATTGGTACTGGAATTGCAAAGGTCAACTGCGCACCATGAAATATAAGGATAGATGTAAAATATACAACAATCTTCTCCGTTGTCCTATACAATCCTTTGCTCGTTATTGGTTTGCCCTCTTTCTTTGCTGCCTTGATTCCCGTGATAGTGTCAGCTATGACTACTCCGATTGTGAATAAAAGGAAATGTTTAATCGGAAAGAAAAAGGAAAAGATAAAGCCAGTTGTCAATGCCACGGCAAAGAAATCATAGCCTTGTTTAAGTAGGTTTAAAATTATTGACTTCATCGCTATTCCTTTTTTATTAGCCTAACATCATTGTCCACCGTTGCAAATTTACCATTAGCAAACTTGTATAAATCATAGCGCACACCGTTGAAGGCGAAGCTAACTTGGTTGGTAAAGGTGCTTAATAATAAATTAGTTGAAATAGAATAAACTTTGCCGTTATCAGGATTAAAAATAAATCTGTTAGCATTGTTTATCTGAATTTCACCTAAAATATTTTCACCATTAAATACCAATGTCCAATCGCCAATAAAAGCCGTTGTGTCCCTTAGTGCCGTTGACGTGTACACAGGCTTACCACTAATTTGTAGGTGCAAATTATTGTAGTAATTTATACGCTTAACCGCTTTGCCTTTTAAAATCAATGGCTTTGCATGAATGGCAATCGTGTTACTTTGCCTTTCAGCATCTGTAACAAGTGCATTAATCGCTGTTAACGAATCTCCAAGTATTTGTTTATTCCCTGTCACCGTGCTATCGCTGAACGTAGTCATGGTAACAATGTAATAAATATCGCCTTGCTTTTGAATGTAAACTGTGTCGCTTACAACGTCTTGCGAAAGGGCAAGGAAAGGAAGGAGGAGGAAGAAAATTATGTTTTTCATGTTATTTGTTTTCAAGGATTAAAATTCTTTGTTCAAGGGCTTTGATTAAAGCGTTTTGCTCTTGTATGGCTTTGGTGAGGATGGGTATAAGTTTTACACTATCCATAAAAACATCGCTTTCTACTCCCGTGCCAACGGCTTCTGGAATTACATTTATAACATCTTCAGCAATAAAGCCAATATCATAACCCTCTCCATATTTATATTTATCTATATAACTAAATTTTGAAGGCTGCAAAAGCATTATTTCATTTAAGCCATAAGGTAAATTTTGAACATCTTCTTTTATATTAATAGATGATGTTCTAACCAATGTACCGTTTACATCAACTTGAACATTTACTGGATTTGATGCATTTGCTAAATTATTTATAGTAACTGCGCCACCGCTTGCAATAATCATTCTTTTACCCGCTGGACTTAAAAATTCAATATTTCTCGTTGATGGCGTATAAAAAAGCATAGAATAAGCAGTTGCACCAAAATCAGTACCAGCACTATTATCTATACCAACATAATGAACACCGCCACCATTTTGAAATGTAAACCAATTCCCGTTTGTTCCCGTATATTGACTACTTAAAATTGAACTACCACCAGTTGAAATAATTGAATTTACTGCCGTTGAAGTTATTGAACCTGTAAATCTACCCGTACCATCAACGTGTAGTTTTTCGGTTGGACTTGCCGTTCCAATGCCAACGTTGCCGTTTGTTTCAATACGCATTTTTTCAGTATTATTAGTTGCTATTATAAGTTTTACATTAGTCATTCCCCATAAATAACCTTCATTTTCGTCTAAACCAAATACAAATTTTGATTTATTAACTTCATTAAACATTAAAATTGGATATGCACCTGAAATCACTCCACCTCTTGCGCTTGAAGAAAATGTAGATAATAAATTTTGAGGATTATCATTATATATTCCCCAATTTCCTGAATTTGTAATTCTAAAAGGAGTTGTATTATCAACATTTAATCCTAATGTAGATGAATTAATTTTATAAATACCACTATTAGATTGAATGCTATCAGTAACATTTAATTTTGTTGCCGTGACTGCGCTTGTGAATGTCTTTGCCCCTCCAATGCTATTTTGCGTAGTTGTCAAATCTACAAAGTTTTGGGTTGCGCTTCCCGTTCCCCCATTTGCCACAGGCAAAGTTCCCGTTACTTTTGTCGTTAAGGATAATTGCCCTTGCATATTATTTAAGCTATCTACTAACCTTGTCCATTTTGGCGTTGTGGATGCTCTATAATACCACATTGCTTGCGTGCCCGTATCAAGAACAATGTACACCGATGTATCAAGTTTATTTGTTAATAAATTGGCAGTATCAGCTAATCGACCTCGATACACCAGCCCGTCTGCAGTCGTCTGTTCTCCAAGCGTTATCTTTTGCCCAGCGTTGCCCGTGTACTGTGCCATGCATAAGCAAGGGAAAAGGAGGAGGAAAAGGAGTTGTTTCATGTTTATGTTTTTATTTTATTGCGAAAAATTCAATTTTTGTAACCGTTTGCGTATTTAAAACATTGTTGGTAGCTCCGTCCCTAACTACAAAAACAATATTTGTTCCGTCTACCTCTTTGACATTTACAATATTTGTTGTTGAACCTGGCAAATTTGCAAATGCCATGATAGGCGTAAAACTAAACCCATGCGCAACGGAAATAATTCCATTTGCATCGGTTGGTGCATTTGTTACTGAGCCTCTTCCGAATAACCCAGTTTGTGCCACCGTTGTAACCGCTCCAACAACGTTGCTTCCATCTTTGCCAAGTAATGCCGTGGGCGTGGCTGAGGTTGTGGACAGGGTAACCGCGCCTGAGATTGTGCCGCCAGTTTTATCGTATTTTAAATTAATGCGGTTGCTCAATGAGGTCGTGTCTGTCCCACTTGCGTTTAAAACATTACTTGTAATACTTAACCCTGTTCCAAGTGTAATATCAGCTACTCCATTATTGCTTGAATTTTTACCAAGTAATTGATTTCCCCCAGACACAGAGCCGCTTATACTCATTTGATTGGTTATATTAACCAAGTTGTTAAATGTTTTTGTGCCACTTATTGATTCAGTTGCCGTCAATGACACTTTGCCATCAATCCTACTTGATAACGAAGCCGTATCGGTTTTATTTAATTTAAGGTCAATCCTACTTGATAAAGAAACGGTATCCGCATTTGTTAAAACATTGTTGCCGCCTTCGGTGATTGCGCCCGTGACCGTTAAGTCTTTATGAATTGTTGTATTTCCTGTTTGCCTTAGAATAGAAATTGCCAATTCGTCGCCGCTTGGGTCAGCAGAAAAAGAATCACGCATTATAAATTCTAATCTGTCGCTTGGTGAATTGTATTGAATCTTTGCCCCAAACTGAACGTCGTTTTCGTTTCTTGCGTTTGTTTCGTAAAATAATATTCTTGGTATATTATTTGAACTTGCATCAAGCATTATATTTTTACCCTGACCTAAAGTCAATGAAGCAAAAGGCGTCGTATTAATTCCAATATTACCGCTGCTTTCTTGAATTACGGAATTGGTTACCTCGGTCGTTGTGCTAAATTTTGGAATATAATCTATTGTTCCCGAACCCGTGACCCCTTGCAAGTCATCAAACTTTGGCGCAAATGTACCGCCGTCGTATTGGGTCAAAGTCAAGGTCTTTGTATTTGTCCCTGAGAAGGCTGCGTTTGTTATTTTATCATTAAATGCGATATTCCAATTACTTGAATTATTTGCAACACTTGAAGCCCAAGCGCTGCCCGTACTAACCGCAATTCCAGCCTCAGGGTAAACAGGGTTAGGAAAAGTTCCCGTACCAACTGAACCAATACCTGACACCGTGACCACCGTGTAATTAGCCCCGACCTTGAAGGAATTGGAGACAATGGTAATTTTATTTGTATCGGTTAAGTTGTATTGGTCATTGATAAGTAACTGCCCATTTCTAAAAACTAAAATATATGCCTTTAATTGAATCGGGAATTTAGGCGTTATCGTCCAAGTTAGCACGCTTGTTGTGGCTGGTGCGTATTCTTGTTTTAAAATCTTTATGGTATCATTTCCAATGGCAACGTCAACAATGGAATCCCGTATCCGTGAAAATACAACCGCTGAATCAAGAACCAAAGTTCCCGTTGAGGTAATCGTTCCACCGCTTAGCCCGTAACCCGTGGCAATACTTGTAACCGTGCCCGTGCCTTTTGCGTTTATTCTTGAGGATAAGGAAGCCGTGTCTGCTGCGTTTAATTTTAATGCAAACCTTGAGGTAAGATTTAAAGATGAGGTATCCGCGTCACGGAAATAAGGCGCAAGCATTGATAAGGTATCCGAGATATTTAATTTGCTATTAATTCTATTTGACAAAGATACCGTGTCTGATAATTCCATTAACACCGAAAGGTCAGCCGAAACCGTGCCCGTGGTTGTTATTGGGTTGGGCGATACCGTTATTCCCGTGCCGCCCGAGATTGAGGTTAATGAACCCGAACCGCCGCCAGAACCGCCGCCGCCTTTAGGAAATATAACTGTATAATTTTCCCCTACTTTAAAAGAGGTTGCCGCAATAACCACGCTGGTTGATGTTGGAATAGTGTATTGAGAAGGCAAAAGGATTTGTCCGTTGCGGTAAACTTGAACCACGTTTACACCAGCGGGAATTAATGTGTCGGTTTGTGTCCAAGTTAAGGTTGAGGTTGAAACGTTGGAAAAGTCTTGACGTGCGTAAAATCTGCCAGCCGTATCGACATAACTTTTTTTAGCATAAGGCAAAAGCATTGCCGCAGTATCTGAAATATTTAGCTTTAAATTAATCCGATTGCTTAATGATGCCGTGTCAATCGTTGACCCACCACCGCCGACTAAATTCCAAGTATTTGAAGTAAAGTCAAAGGAATATATTTTAAGGTTTACCGTGTCAAGAATGACCCATGCGTTTTGATTGTTTACTGGTTGAATGGCAGCCGTGTCCGACAATGAACCGCGCCACGTCAAACCGTCGCCCGTCGTCTGGAATCCAAGTCTTTGTTTGTTGCCCGTGTTTGGGTACTGGGCAAAGAGGCTGAGGGAAGCAAGAAAAAAAAGAATTGAAGGCAAAGTTTTTTTGCCTCCAATCTTCTTGATTAAATTACTCCCTATTTTAATTAAAACCTCCTGAATTAGTATTTCACCGACGCGCCCCAATGCCTTTAGGAATCGCCTTTCTTTCTTTGGTTTCTCAATCATAAAACAATGCCTAAAGTATTGTAAATGTCTTTTATCTCCTCATGTTCATCGCAAGTTGAATCAGGGCAACCAATAGCGGTTGAAACAAAGCCTGTTAAACCCGCAGCGCATGAACACAAATAATCCTTAATCCTTTTCTTCTTTACGTCAAGCCTTTGCAATAAAGTATCTTGATAAAATTTCAATCCATCAACGCCTACGTTTTGACCGTATTCGTTATCAAGGGTATATAAACCATTTGTTCCAAGTTGCATGACCATATAAGGCGACGCTTCATAAAGCACGGCATTAGCGCAAAAGGATTTTAATTGGTCGTCCCAAAGTTGCTGGTATGCCGTTGAACTAAAAGCCGTGGAACTTCCTTTGGCTGCAACCAATGTATCATAAAATGAAACGCCAATGGCGGGAACAATCCAACGGTACTCCGCATCTTGAATATGAGGGCTAATAAGTGACTTATCTATTCTTATATCCGCTGGGGTTGGTCGTGCCACGCCGCCAGCTATTACTTCACTCGGTTGTATCAGTTGGCTCATTGGTTGGGGTTGTAATTGTTATATCTGTTTCGATAGGTGAATAACCTAATATTTCTCTTTTCTCATTCATTGACAAGTTTTCCTCAACCGCTATATCGCCCATGAAAGACACGGGCAAAGTGTTTGAAATGCCAAAGGTAACGTCGACAAACGCTGGATTATACGCGCTTATTTCGGTTAAATAGGGGTTAATAATCTTTGATAACAAAAGGTTTTGCCGTGGCTTAATAACCGTGTTTTGCAAGTACTCCATTTCTTGGCGTATCTGTTGATTTGTGCCAAGTTGCCCCGACGTTGCAAACCCAGCCAATGACTTTGACCAACGGTTAGCCACCACAATCGCTGAGGCTGCCAAGTTTTGCAAGTTTAGAAATTCGCCCTCGTTTTCTTTTGACGTGGGAATCCAATTTGCTTTTAATTTTTCATCTCGTAAAATCTGGACAAACAATTTATGATTGTTGCCCATGCCCGTAAACTTTGATTCAATACCCTCGACAAGGCTTTTGGCTTCTGTTTGCGTCATTGAACCGAAGAACTGTAATATACCCGACGGCATAAAGCCATTTTCAAACTTGCTTGTATTAAACCTTTGAATACGGTATTCCATTTCAGCCCACATCTTCGCCCCTATCCACTCAGGTAAACCAAAGTAAAAATACCCCGCCGCGTATTGCTTAACGTGGATAATGGAACGCTCCGTACCGTCTTCTAATTTTTTAAACTCTGGATAAATCGGTATTTCCCTAAAGCCTTCATTCTCGTAATACGTCCCCTCGGTCGTCAACGGCACTTCTTCCCAGTTGTCGTAAATGCCAATAGAACGAATTATCTGGTCAGCCTCAGCTTTCCTGATGCCAATATTGTAAACGGGTACATGATAAATGTAAGTGAAAGGTTGACTGCCAACCTTTCCCCTTACAATTTCTGCAAAACAATTACCAAAAGCATCGTAATCAAAAGCTAAAGCACCTAAAACTTCCTGTAAATTTTGGCTATGTAAATTAACCTGACCTATAACTTCCTCAATATCGTTTAAGGAATCGTCGGTTATTACTTCGCCTTTCATTGAGGTTGTAAGTAATGTGTTGGATTTTCCTTTCATAGGAATAAATCCGTCACCTACAACCATGTTTACTTTATCCTCAATAATACGCCTTAACGTCGGCGAATTATTTACAATGGCTATTAAACTTTTAAGAAAGTCATCTTTCTGCGTGAAAAATCTTACCCACTTTGCCCCCGTGAAATCAAGCCGCTCCCGTGAAGGTTCATTGAAAATATCCTCTTGCACTAACATAGTGTTTGAGGTGTCCAAAGTAACCGAAGCCAATAAAGGGCTTTGATTTCTTTTTAAATTTCGATTAGCCCTGTTCGGTGTCGCTTGAATCGTTTTCTTTATTTGGCTCATAGGTTTTTTTCTCAGGAGTAAAAATGACGTGTTGGCTAACAGATGCGGGGCTGGCACTATACCAACCCCTTAATTCTGCTTGTGTAAAATCTCCGATAGCCTTCTTAAGTATTCCCGCCTTTCCCGTTGGGTCAGCCCCGACGTAAATCATCAACTTACTTTTTTCCCTGACTATCATTGTTTATTAATCTAAGGCGTTCATTACTGTTTCGCCGTTAACAATAAATCTCGCTTTGTTCGTAGTACGGCAAGAAAGGGTTAATGTTTCTTGGTTCGAATCAGTAAACAAAGCGCCTGATAAACCTTCGGAACTTGTTAACCTTGCTGGTCTTTTCTTTGCCCCGACCGTTTCAGCACCCCAAATCCAATAGTTACCCGTGTTTTCAACGTGTACACAAACCAAGCCGCAAGCCTGATTTGCCATATCTTGAATAAGGTTACGCAATTCTTGGTCTCGGCAATTAATAATTCCAACCAAACTTTGCTCAATGGCAACCGATAAAGTGTCTGGGTCTTGCGTTACCGTTTCCGTAAACGCGCCTGAGTTGTCCCTAAATTCTACCTCGTAAAATACTGAGGCAGTTGACGTCATTGTGATTGCCGTAACCGCCGCCGTGGCATTGGTGGTGATACTGGTAACTTGATTCGCATTGGCGATATAAAGTTTACCGATACCACCAGCGCAAGTTCCGTCGACGCATTGGTTAAGCCAACCGCTTGTTATTGAACTCATTCTTTATTGATTAGTAGCCTAAGCTAATTAATGAATGGTGAATATAATTAACACCCATTTTAAAACGAGCCTTAATATATACCTTTTCGTCTTTCTGGTCGTACCAAAGTTCCAAAGCCGTTTCAGGGCTCAAAGTATCGGTTGCAAGTACCTTATTTTGTGGCGTTGTATATTCCACATAATGAGGCTTAGTTGTTCCCAGATTTGTTAAAATCTCGTCCCATCTCCATTGAGCAACAACAGGAATACCACGGAAAGTAAATTGCTCGACGCCGTTGATTAACTGCAATAGACCATAGTCACCGCCGCCGCCTTCCTCAATGTCTTCACGAAGTTGCGTATAAACTGAACCCGTAACATTAAACACCTTTTGCGCCGCTGGTAAACCTTTTAACTGCAAAGGCGCTTGGTCATAAATAGCCCTAAGGATTGCAAAGCCATCACCCGAAGCAAGGTCTGAACCTGACCCCGTATTTGTTCTTGGCACTAAGGCATTGGTAACCAACTGAGGATAGTAAACAGTCCAAAGACCGTCTAAAGCATCGTAGTTTGGATTGTTGGAAGACTGCTGACCGAAGTAGCTTAAGCGCTGAACGTCTTGACGAATCGCCTGTTGAGTACGGGTCAAAAGAATATTTTCAATCAACGTACCTGAAACATCTGGGAGACGTGTACCCGTTTTCAACAACTCCTCAAAAACCGTGTCCTCAAATTCATCCCAGCACATTTCTAAATCAACCTTCATCTTTTCAACGTCGATTGTTCTATCGTAGATGGATACTGAACCGACGGGGTTAAAACCGCAGCCCGAGTATTTTCTTACAATGTTTTCCAGTTGCTGAACAAATACCATTTTCTTTTTATTGGCAACGTTACCGAGGATACGAAATTGACCCCTTAAATCATCGTCAAAGAAAACTGGCTCTAAAAATATGTTATTCGCCTCCGTACCTCTAAAGGATACGTCTAATTGGCTAACTTCTGTTATTGGCATTTTAATTTAATTTTAAAGGTTTGCGTAAGTAATCGTAGCCGTGGTATTTGTTAACTGCGCTGCCGATTCAATTTTAAATGAGAACTCGGTTTTTGCTCCAGCCTTAGCCGTGGCAAAGAAAGCCTTCCAATCATTTGCGTGGTTTAACGCGGTCGTTGAAATGTTAAATGCTGCTGAAGGTGCTGATGAAACAAAACTGCCGTATGCCTCATTACCACTTTCATCAATTAGGTTAAACTTTAAATAATCGGAAGCACTTGTCACACCGTAAATAGGCGTAATCGTAGTTCTGTCACCCGCTGAGGCAATGTGCCAAGTGAAGGATACAGGTATACGGTCTTCATAGGTATCAACCCCGTACAACTTTTCAGCATTTAAGCCGTCAACGTTGGCGTAAGGGTTTGTTCTGTTTAAACTGTTTCGACCAACGTATGTATAATCGTTGTCAAAACTGTTCACATTTTGGGCGGTTGGATTGAAAGCCATTATCTTTGTGAAATTTTGTTTTTAACTAATCCAGCAAAAGAATCAAATGGACTCGATTTTGCTTTTGTTTCAATAATCTTTTCAGATGTTGTCCCGCCCGAAGGAAGACCAACGCCTTTTTTTACTTGGTTTCTTAGCGCCACCAGTTCGGTTGATAGAGTTTCTAAAACGCTTTCGATTTCACCGATTGAGTTCTTTTGCTCATCACTTTTTTTGTACATGGATTCCATTTCCTCTTTTTGCTTTGTATGAATGGCGTCCATTTCCTCAGGTGACATAACAAAGTAGCCTAATTCTTTAAGCATGGAAATCGCAACTTCCACCTCGTCGTTTTTCGGCTCTTCTTCAATTACTTTTTCTTCCTCAACAATATTTGTGACTTCTTCTTTCTCGTCAATATTGTTAAGCAAAGATTTAATTTTTTCTAAAATGGAATTACCCATGTCATCGTCTTTTTTTGTATTTGTTAATAATGCGGCTGGAACATTCATGAACTTGCTGAGGCTATTTTGCAACGGTAATAAATCAATATTTTTTTCGCCAACTTTTACAATTTCATCAATAAAGCCAAATTCTAAAGCCTCTTGTGCGGTCAGCCATGTTTCGGCTGCCATCATTTCGGTAATCTTGTTTTCTAAGTTATCTTGTGAACCTTTACGCTTTATTACAGATGCGGTATAAATGTCCAATAACTTTGCCTCCATCTTGTCCAATAATTCAGCCGTGGCTTCGAGTTCGTCGGCGTTACCCATCGTGTAACTCCAAGGGCGGTGAATCATCATGAAGGCATTTTCAGTCATCTTAACCTTATCTGCGGACAAAAGTACAACCGTTGCAATGCTTGCTACCAAGCCGATTCCTGTTGCCGTGGTTTCCTCAGGGTAATTGGCAATTAAATCAGCTATCGCCATTCCTTCGGTGACTGAGCCACCACCAGATGAAATAA